GATTTTGCAGAATATGCAGGAATATTGGCTTTTGTTGTGCTTGCTGGAATTGGCCTTGTGTTCGTTGCGCAGGGTAAAATAACATTCGAACAGCTTATTCAATTGATAGGTTTATTGTAAGTAAAGAGAAAATTATGTCAGTAAAAGGAAATAAGAACGCAGAAAAATGGACAGTTAAAGAGGCTAGGAAATTAGCAAATAAAGCTCTAGACGCTGTAGACGATGAAACTTTCTTTATTTCTTCAATTGCTGAGAAATGCGAAACGTATAGAGATTTATTCGCTTATTTGATGGATAAATTTAACGACGATGAAACCGTTTTTCGCACTTTAAAAAGGATGTACAATAAATGTGAGTCGATACTATGGGAAAGGGCTTCACAGGGAGAGATAGATAGAACTATAGCAATATTTGCCCTAAAGTCCTTACATGGATTAATGGAGACAAGTAAACAGGAAATTGATCATACAACAGACGGCGAATCGATTAACCCTATCAACTGGGTAAAAGATGACTCAGATTAACGAAGCGTACAAGCCTCTATACACATCAAAAAAGAGGTATTTTCTAGTAACTGGAGGACGTGGATCGCTCAAATCTACAAGCGTTCACGATTTTTTAAGCCGCTTAACTTTCGAGGTTGGCCACGGTGTTTTGTTTCTACGTTACACCATGACAAGCGCCGAAAAGTCGATAATACCAGAGTTTAAAGAGGCCATACAGCGCAATAACTCATACAAGCTATTTCAATTCAGAGGAGACCGAGTGACCAATTTAAAGACGGGTTCCTTCATTATGTTTGCAGGGGTCAAAACAAGCTCAGGAAACCAGACCGCGACGCTTAAATCTATTCCAGGACTTACGACTATGGTAATTGATGAGGGCGAAGAGTTTACTAAAGAGAAGGATTTCGACACAATAGACGATTCAATTAGGAGCAGCGAGGCAGTTAATCGAGTTATTTGGATTATGAACCCGACAACGCCAGAGCATTTTATTTATAAACGATGGATCGAACCCGCTAATAAAAAAATAAAAATTGAAGGCTTCGAGGTAACAATTTCCAACCTTGACACAGTCGAGCACATACATACGACCTACCACCTAGCAGAAAAGGCGGGATATTTGCCTCAAAGTTGGATAGACAAAGCAAACAAAACAAAAGAAAATAACCCTAAACGATACTATCACAACTATATCGGCGGTTGGTTGGAAAAGGCGGAGGGCGCAATTCTGCCAGACTGGACCGAGGGAACTTTCGACGAGTCTCTCCCATATTGCCACGGCTTAGACTTTGGATTTAATCCAGACCCTTGCGGACTTGTAAAGGTGGCCGTAGATCAAAAGGCTAAAAAAATATACATCGAGGAAAAGGCGTATTTGCAAAACTTAGGGACGGACGACATAGAAAAACTATTAAGGGATAGAGTCGAACCAAGCGGATTGATAATGGCAGACAGCGCGGGAAAAATAACTATACACGATTTAAGACAAAGAGGCTTAAATATACAAGCGTGCGTTAAAGGTTCTGGAAGTATAATTGCAGGGCTTAAAAAGATAATGGATTACGAGTTAATTGTTTGCGGTCCTTCGCCCAATTTAAAGACAGAATTAAATAATTATATTTGGAACGACAAAAAAGCAGGGATTCCAATAGATAAATTTAACCACTTAATCGACCCGTTAAGATACGCGTTTGAAATGCTTTCGAGAGGAGGGGGCGGGATGCTTTAAACAGGTTAAAAAAATATTGTAAATTTGACAAAACTATTTAAATGGGAAATTGGCTTCAAGAAAAAGCGTTCAAACTAATTACTGGTTATAAACATTCGGACGTTTTTAGCCTCACAGGCTCACAGCATAGAAACCTAGTAAACGGAAATTTAACCATATTAGGCGGGACCAACTCGATAGACCAACAAGCAGACAACAAACTATTATCGGAAGGATACGAACGAAATGCACAGGCGTATTCAATCATTAGAAAAATAAGCGAGACGGGTTCAGATGTGCCATGGATACCCAAAGAAGTAAAGGCAGACGGCACACTCGAAGAGGTAAAAGAGGGGCGTTTTTATGATTTCGTCAACCAACCAAACCCAGAGCAAACGCAAAAGGATTTTAAAGAAGAGTCATTTACTTACATGCTTACGACGGGGGATCTATTCTGGCAGCCTTTGGAGTCGGTTGGTTTTGGTATAAGCGAGTTAAAGACGTGGCCGAGCCAATTAATTGAGGTGCTAAGCACACAGGCAAACCCGTTGACCGTTTCAGGCTACCAATTCGAATTAGGACGACAAAAAGAGTCTTTTTCTGTAGATGAGTTGATTCATTTACAATATATAAACCCAACTACGAGAGGCGTCGAGTCGCTTCGAGGCTTGTCACCACTTGCGGCGGCTTGGCTTGCTTTGTCTGGAGACAATCAAAGAGCAGAGGCACAGGACGCAATGTTAAAAAACAGAGGTATTGCGGGAATCTTTACCAACGATGGGGAGTTTCCGCTAAGTGGGGAAGAACAAAAAGAACAACAAAGACTATTAGACAATCAAATCGGAGGCTCTGGAAAGTTTAACAAAGTGTTAGCAGGAAGAGGAAAAGGAAAGTTTGTTCAATTGGGTATGTCTTCGAGCGATTTAGAGATACTAAAAACGGCTATACAGAATCTTAGAATGTTATGTAATGTTTATGGCGCGCCGTCTGAGTTGTTTAATGATCCTGCAAACAAAACTTTTTCCAATCAAAAGAGCGCTCTAAAATCGTTTTATGAAAACTCTGTTTTGCCATTAGACAGGCGAGTACTATCAAAGTATAATTCAACAGTAGTAAAAGATTGGTCCGAGCGAGATAATAAAAACTATACAGTCGTCCAAGACTTGCAACACATCGGAGCATTACAAGAGGACGAGGACAAAAAGGCGGCAAGGTCCGAAAAAATCACAAACAGTATTATTAAAGTAGTAGCCCAAACAAAACAAGGACTTTCTCCAGACGCGGCGGCCAATATAATAGCACACGCTCACGGGTTGCCAATAGATGAGGCTAAGAAATTTGTATCTTTGTTAAACACAAACCAGAATAGTAATGAATAAAAGCGTTAAAAGTTGCGGCCTTGAAATAAAAGGAATCGAAGAGAGCAAAGGGATTGTAGAATTTTACTTTTCATCGTTCGGTAATAAAGACAGCGACGGCGACATAATGGAGAAAGGTTCTTTTAAAAAGACCATAAGTGAAAACCTATCCAGAATCAAACACTTTAAAAACCACGACCCACACCTCGCAGTCGGTCGGATATTAGAATTACATGAAGATTCAAAAGGAGCTTATGCAGTTTCTCAGATGTCTAAATCTACACTAGGACAAGATACTTTGATCGAATACAAAGAGGGGATTATCACGGAACATTCCCACGGATTCCAAACGATAAGAGAGAATTACAGCAACGAGAAGAGTGCCAATATTATCTCAGAGGTTAAACTGTGGGAGGTGTCAAGTCTTACATCTTGGGGCGCTAACAGCAACACACCCACTACAGGGATAAAAAGCCTTGAGGACGTCGAGACCTTATTTAAAAACCTCGAAAACATATTAACTAAGTCGACTATATCGGATGAGAGAGGGGCGGAGTTACAAAAATCTTACGACCAATTAGGTAATTTAATTAAATCACTTCGAGCGCCGTCTCAGGACACCCAAGAAGCCGAGATATTAAAACGTGAGAACGAACATTTATTTATTAATACAATATTAAATTCATTATAAAAATGGAAAAAATTTGGTTAAAAGACGGTAAATTCCAAGAGCTAGATAAAAACACGGCCGAGAATCTACCTATCGAAGAAAAAGCGGCCTATATGGTAGCTAGTAACGGCGCGAAAATGGCGTCTCTAGAGTCTCAAATGTCTGAGAAAGTAGGAACAGAAGCAATTGAAGCGTTAAAAGAACAGTTCGGAGAGCTTAAAGAAAAGCACGTCGAGCAGTTGCAAAACGCAATGGAAGAGCAAGGAAAAACTTTGTCAGAACTTAGAAAGTCGAACGCGGCGAACTTAGTTCCTAAAGGTTTTGACGGAGAACTCGCGGCGGTTTGGAGCAAGTCGAAAGACTCAATCTCTAACTTTTTGAACGAGAAGAGTAACGGCTTTTCAATGAACTTGAAAACGGAAGTAACTCGCGCGTCAGTGGCTAACAATACAATGGCTACCGATGTTCCAGGACTAGGGCACATTCCAAGAAGATCAACGGCGGTTTCTGACTTGTTTAATCAGGCTACAATGGGTCCAGACTCAAACGGAGTGATTAGATACTGGCAAGAAGCGAGTCAAACAGACAACGCGGCACCAGTTGCAGAAAGTGCAGTAATTCCAGAGAGTGAGATAACTTGGGAAGAGATATTACTTCCTTTGAGAAAAATCGGCGACTCAATGAGAGTATCTAGAGAAGCACTTGAGGATGTATCTTTTATATCTGCTGAGATTAGAAATTTCTCTCTTAAAAACGTTGAGTTACAACTTGATGAGCAGGCGTTACTTGGTGACGGAACTGGTCAAAATTTTAGCGGTGTTGATTTGGTAGCTCCTAATTATGCTGCGGGTGGATTTGCTGGATTGTTTGGAACGGCTGCAACTATATACGATGTGCTTTCTACAGGTATTGTGCAGATCGCAAACGCAGGACAAAATAGTGTATTTGTTCCTAATGCTATCGTTATGAATCCTACAGACGCTGAGTTGATGAGGTTGTCGAAAGATGCTGACAACAACTACATCATGCCAACTTGGTTAAGTACTGACGGGATGAGTGTTAAAGGTGTTCGTATTATCGAATCTCAATTAGTGCCTCAAAATCAAGCATACATCGGAGATTTTACTTTCGGTACAATGTGGGGAGCAGGAACGACTACTTTAGACGTGGCCACTCAACATGGTACAGATTGGATCGAAGATGTACAACGTTTGAAAGTTACAGTTAGAAAGCAATTAGTAATAAGAACGGCTCACTCTGGAGCATTCTTACATATTGCATCTATCACAGCAGCACAAACCGCGCTTAACGCGTAATTAATACCATTAGTGAGGGACTTAATAATCCCTCACTTTTTTAAACTACTTTACTATTATGAAAATCGAAATAATAAAAGATCACGAATCTGGATTAATTAAAGGTCAAATAAAAGACATTCCAGACCATTTAGCAAAAAGAATCATTGCGGATGGTTTAGCCAAAGAAGTAAAAGAAAAGGCAGAAAAAGCACCAAAGAAAGACAAAGCCGAAAAGGCACCTATTAAAAACAAGTCAAAGAAGTAAATCAAAATAAATGGGAACTTTCGTAAATACAAGCGATTTTACAAACGGTGAGATTTTAATCTCTCAAAGTTCAGCAACGGAACAAGAACTTGAACCGTATATCGACACGGCAGAGCTTGAGATACTTCAAGATCTTTTCGGTTCGGAGTTGTACGCTTTATTTATAGCCGATCTAGTTGGAGGGGTTCCACAGGATGCCAGATTTGTTGCTGTATTTAATGCCTTTTACGACGACTCCGATTCTGTGGTAGGTTGGTGTTGTGGTGCCAGTAGGTCGGAGGGTATTAAAAAGATGTTAATGCGTTTTATTAATTTCAGTTTTACGAGGGATCAACCACATCAAAACACGCCAGTAGGAACAGTAAAAAACCAATCCGAAAACAGCACGAACGCAAGCGCGGCGGCTTATGGTGCTGTAATTAAATATAATATTGCGGTTGAATCATACCAAGCAATAGCGCGTAAAATGATATTAGACACGGCAACATATCCAGAGTACAACGGAATACCAAAAGAGAAAACAATATTTATATAAATGAGTCAAATCCGAACAAAGGACACAGTTGATGCCGTTAAAGAGTTGGTGTCTCAGTTGACGCCCCTATTCATAATTAAGGAGGCAATCGACAACGGAGATGAAACTTTCACGCTCTCAACAAATCGGACTTACTGGCTTACGATCAATAAGCGTATTACGATCGATTCAATCGAGTACAGAATCACAGCCTTTGAGATAAACGTCTCAATCACTATTAAACCAATTACAACGGGCGACCCAATACCTACAGTTACGTTTTTTACTATCCCCGCTCCTTTGTTTTTTCATGGTGTTACGCTTATGGCAGTCGACGAACAGGGCAAAAACAAGGACCCTAACGGACGTATCCCCTTCGTTTGGCTTTACGAAATACTAGACGAAACCGTAATAAAAGACGAGTTCGATCCTTGGGGGCGTAGTTCAAAGCCTCAATTGTTTTTTATGGATGAGTCGAGCCTTGCGAATTGGACTTCGGCAGACCATAAGACAAACGTATTAGAGCCAATGCGTCAAATGGTGGAACTATTTTTCGAAAAGATTAACGACTCTGAGGGCGACAAGTACAAAGAAATTTTAACAAGCTCACAGATTGCGCGAGCGAATTGGGGTAAATTTATCACGGATTTAGGCAGCGTAAAGAAGTTTTTTAACGACGATTTATCTGGTCACCAAGTCGGTTTTGATTTTGTAATGTCAAAAACAGAGTGCGATACTCGATCCGAAAATGTTGTAGCCTGTAATTTAACGGCACAAGTCACAACGATCGCAGAAACTGGGGTCGGTGAAAATGATGGGATTGCAATATCTACGCCTATAAATGGAATAGGTCCTTATACTTATTCATGGAGCGGGCCGAGTGGCTTTTCCTCAACTCTTCAATGTATTGTAGGCTTAGAACCTGGAGTCTATACGGTAGTAATAACGGACCAAGGTGTCGAACAATGTACCGACCAAGAAAGCGGAACAGTTGTTTCGGCGGGTGCTTGCGGGTTGATAATAGATAGTATAACATTCACAGAGCCGTCTTACTATGGGGCTAGTGATGGTACGGCTATAGTTAACTACTCTGGAAATATTGGAAGCGTTCTAATAGAATGGAGCAACGGCCAAACTTCCCAAACTGCCACAGGATTAACGGCGGGGCGTAGTTGCGTTGTTGTTGTTGATACTGGAGCATCAGGATGTTTTGAAATGGGTTTTGTAAATATAACTAATGGGGCTGCATTATCATTTAGCTCAAACGCGGCCTCTAGTACAATATTTGGCGTTACTTACACGGGAATTAATACTCTTACATGGACAGACGAAATAGATACTTATACAGGTACATCAGTTACTTTTGCAAACTGGAATGATTCAACCGTAAAGAATGTTAGATTAGATGTAGATGATCCCGAAAATATTAGTGGATTTACAGCCAATACGTTTAATAATAAGAGCATTACCAGTATGAATTGGGGCGGTATGGCCAATATTTCGGGCGTAATAAATTGTAATAATAACCCAAATTTAACTACTCTTGTAGATCCACCAGTAACCAATACTATTACAGAGCTTCAATTTTTTGATGCTGATTTATTATCGTTTAACTGGGACAACTATCAGCAATGTGAGTATCTAAGGCTCGATAATAATACAAACTTGTCTAGTATTACGCTAACTGGTATAACGGCATCCTTAAAGTATTTTAATTATGGTTTAGGTAGTGCGAATGTAGACCTTAGTAGCTTTTCAAACTGTACAGCGGATTGCGATATAACTTATACAGGTACAGGAACCTTTACACCCCCAACAATGGGAACTGGTTCTATTGATGATGTTGTAATAATGAATATCTCTAATAGCACGTTAGATTTAAGCAGTTGGACAAAAACAAGTTCCAATGCTGTATGGAGGGTAGAAGGTTGCCCAAGCCTAACAACCCTTGATCTGCCTACGACAACGATCGGACAAATAAATCCAAGAATTAGGGATAATCCTAATTTAACAACGTGTGACCCTAGTGGGTTTTTCGATGTTAAGGGAGAGTACCAATTCAATCTTAACACTTCATTAACTTCATGCCCATTCCCAACCGTAATTATTTCTAGTAAGATCAATTTAACGATGGGTAATAATCTTTTAGGTTATAGTGACATAACTGTAATGAGTGGTTTGTTCGGATTCAATAACGTTATCATTCATTTGTTAAATAACTCTATGTCAACTATTGAGGTTAATCATTATTTAGTCGATATATTATCTATGGTTTCAGGAGAAAGCCCAGGAGGTGACTATACAGGTAGAGCAGTAAGTATAAACGGCACAAATGCAGCTCCAGACGGTTCTAGTGGAGGTTATGACGGCGATCAAGCCGTAATTGATTTGGTAGCTCTAGGATTTACAATAACAACTAGCTAATAAATGGAAGAGAATTTCACAAAGCCGATAAGATTAATTTATAGCATTGATTATAATTGCTATACATTATTTACGTCTGGTAAGACTTATTTTGATGAATTAAAATACAGCGTTAAATATTTCGATACTATTGAAGAGGTTAGAGATTTTTTAACTAGCGAGGGAATAGACATAGTAGAATTAAATTAGTAATAAATTTTAAAAGGTTACCTTTGGACTAGCTAAATATAAATATTAACTAATAAAAATAAAATTATGATACCAGTATGCAATTGCGCCGATGGAAACACTATCCAAAACTTTGGAGGCTTCGAAAAGTGTAGCAAGGGAATAGGTATTCCTTTGAGTATAACGTTTAACACAGAGGAAACTGTAGCGGGAGATGTTAACGGGTTAATTCTCGCAAGTGAAACGCCTAACCAAGCATTTTTTGATTCTAAATATGGAAACCAAACAATAGAAGATAGATGGTTAAGACTTGACGGGATTAAGCAATACGACGCGCCCCCAGTTGATCCAAATACTCAAGAATTTGACGATGGCTCTAGCTATGTATTGAATAAAAACAGTAAAGAGGTTTCTTTTGTAATCGTAACGGCTGAAGCCAATAAAATGTTAGCAAAAGTAGAGGCGTCTGTAGAATGTCGCGGAATGGTTGCATCTTTTGGTGACTCGTTCGACAATTGGGTAGGTCAAAGCGATGGGGTAAACTTCACAGGACGTAAGATTCAAGACGGATCTTTTTCTGCCAGCGTGATAGAAAGACAAGACTCGACAGTATCTCAACTTGTTATAAAATTTAAATGGGATAGATCGGCTTTGGAATCGGCTGTTGATTATATAGCAGCTTCATCAATGGATGGTTATAGTATTAAAAATGATACTGTAGACTTAATAGACGCGCGTATCAGTTATGGCACGTCTTTAACTACTGGTATTGCTTTTGATATTCATTCCGATGTAGGCGGATCATTTAGCCGTTTACCTTTGGGCGGTCTTACTGAGACTAATCTCGAAGCGTATAACATTACGGATTCACAAGTAGAGGCGGGAACAATAAGCGAAGACCCAATAGGTTCTTACGTTTATACTTATACTGTAGCAATTTCTGCGGGTAAGGATATTACGATTAGACCTATTACCAATCCGATACAAAAGTCATACGATTGTAAGGACTTAACGGCGGATAAGTTTAAAACGTCTGCATAAACACAATGAACGCGTAAACATTGGAACCGCGCAACATGGAACCCCTTGCAGAATTGTAAGGGGTTTTTTGTTTATATTTGATAAAACATTAACATATTATGGAAATTATAATACAAAATATACGATTTGTTTATCCAGGTTGTAAACTCTTGACAAAAGAGAAGTTTGACCGATCTTACGGCGACAAGAACGTGAACGGAACAGGAAAGCCAACGCACCACAATCTTAACAGACACAACGCCGACAGGGTTTTCGAATCGTTAAAGCAAGCGATAAAAGACAAAACCGAGATCGACAAGCGAGACAAAGAATCGGCAAAGGCAGCCAAAGCCAAAAAGGTTGAGGTCGTAAAAGTTGAAAAGTCAGAGCCGAAAAAGAAAAAAAAGAAGACAGTAAAAAAGTCTAAATAATGGGCGAATTTTTTGGAGCTTTTAAGGAGTTACGGGATCGCGTCGCCTCTATTAACCAAAATGTTTTAATTAACACGATTTTAAGCCGACCAGAATATCAGTCTTTCATAGTTAGGCTTAATACAGAGGTACAGATGTTCGAGTTAAACGTCGATTCTAACGGGATCAAATTAGCCGCGAACCGTTCGGGATATTCTGACAATACGCTCAGGATCTCGGCGGAAGAGGGACGGCCAAAGAGAGGGCGGGATCGCGTCGACTTACACGACACAGGCAAGTACTACGAGAGCCACGCCGTCGACATTGGTTCACTAAAAAACGATTATTTCACCATGCTATCGGACGCCCAAAAAGACGAGACGGACCTAGTCGACGAGTGGGGTCCTATACTTGGACTAACTGAGGAAAGTATGAACGCGCTATCGGCTTTTATTTTATTGGCTTTTTTGCCGTTATTATTAGAAACCATTCAAGATGCTTGACGAAAAAGAAATTTACAGAGGGATCGACGATATGCCTCAAGCCGTTTGGAGAGAATTGGAGAAAACAGACGAGACGCGTTTGATATACAAAGACGCGAGAAAAGTCACAAGGAGACACCGCAAAGCCTTAGAACAGCGAAAACAAGAGATAAAAGACCAATATTTCAACGAGATCGCAATGAATACAGACCTAGAGGCTTATTTAATGAAGTTGGTCAAAAGGGAAATTTTACGGACTAAATTAACGATCAAAGACGATAATTATATTAAAACACTTTATCTAAAAATTGACAACGAGATAAAAAGCCTTACGCCTAATGATATTAATTCAGATAAAAAGTATTACGAAAATAAGGCTATCTTGACTAAATACATGGGGGGAAATTACATCGACGAGAACAAAGTTTCAGTTAGAGAGTATTATAGTTACATGAAGATGTTATTAAAAGAATCCGAAAGGGCAAACGCAAGAGCCTAAAATAACTAAATAAAAAATAGTTAAATTTGTATAAATCCAATCCTTTAATAAGTGGCTAATAAAATAATAAAGCACGAAGACCTTTTCGAGCCTAAAATAACAAAAGGATTAATTAAGGAATTGGACGACCTTATAAAAAAGGGAAACGAAACAGAAAAGGAGCTAAAGGACATATTAAAAGTACTTCAAGAAATACAATCTATAAAGAGTGCTAAAGGGCTTCGCGAGTTCACAGTTCAAACCGAAAAACTCAACAAAGCACAAAGCCAAAGAGCTAAAAATCAGCAAACAAGTATAGAGATCGGTAAAAAAGTCGAGGCTCAAGGCAAGCGATTAAAGATTGCTAACTCTGACCGGATCCAGCAGGAGGTACAATTAAAACGACTAACCAAGGAGCAAAATGCATCTAACAAGGACGCGGAGATACTTAATAATAAAAGTGCGGGGACGCTTGAAAAATTAGCCGCATCTAGTCGTAAGTTAAGGCGTGAGAGAGAGAAATTAAACCTAGACACCGAAAAAGGACGGAAAAGGTTAATCGAAATCAATAAACAGCTTGACAAAAACAATAAAATAGTCCTCAAAAACTCCGATTCACTCAAAAAACAAAAGATAAACGTAGGCAATTACTCTGAATCAATAAAAGAAGCTGCTAGTGCTAGCGGGTTATTTGGTAAGGTTCTCGGCCCATTATCAGCTATTCAAGGTACTTTAAATGCCTTAATGAAAAAAAATACGTTAGAAAACGAAGCTAATGCAGCAGCAACCCAAGCAAATGCAGCCTCTACTAAAAAATTATCTATAGCCCAGAGAGCTAGTGCGGTTGCAACTGGAATAGGAACCAAGGCTTTAAAAGTGTTTAAGTTTGCTTTAGCTTCCACTGGAATAGGTCTTTTAGTTGTTGCTCTAGGCTCTTTAATTGCATTCTTTAGTAGGAGCCAGAAGGGAATTGATTTTCTTAAAATCAAGATGGCTCAGATGGGTGCTGTTGTTGACGTTATAATTGATGCGTTCGCCGCGTTTGGAGAAGCCATATTTGATACATTCTCTAAGCCAAAGGATTTAATAGATTCATTTATAGGGCTTATAAAAAGCCTGCCAGGATTAATTTTAGACAATCTAGTAAATAGATTAAAGGCTTTCGGGGTAATTCTTGAAGCGTTAATAGAGGGCGATTTAGCAGCATTAACAGATGGGTTTTTACAGCTAGGCACTGGTGTTGAAGATTTTTCACAAAAAGCTTCCGACGCTATAGAGAAAGTAAAAGAAGTATCAGCGGAAGCAGCCGAAGCAACTAGGTTGCTTGCTAAAGAGATGATAGAAAAGGCTAGAATTGCAGGAATATTACAAGAATTAACCATTAAATTAAACAGGGAAGAACTCATATTTACAGCTCAACAAGCGGCAACGGCTAATGAAATAGCAAAACAAACATTAATATTTAAAGACAAATTAAAGTCAGATAAAGAAAGGCTAGCAGCTGTACAAAAAACAAACAGACTAGAGATAAAACTATCAGAAAGGCAGCTCGAATTAGAACAAGAAGCACTTGCGGCGTCACTTGATGCATTAAGTAAAAATGAGAAATCGCTTAAATTAGACTCCGAACGGTTAAAATTCATTGAAGATATAAAGAGCGGAAATATTGACTCAGCAGAAGCAGTAGAAAAGGCCGCTGCATTCACTTTAAGTTCAGCCGAAGGAGAGGAAGCGTTGAAAGATGTAATTGAAAAAGTAAACGCATTAGAAGCGGCTAAGTTGGCGTTATTACAGAAGCAAAGTACAACAGCCAAAAGAACTGCATCAGTTACTAAGGAAATAGCGACGAAAAATGCTACAGCACTAACTAGGGAGGCGGCGGCATTTAGAGAACTTGCAAAGAATAAAGAAGAAACTATCGAGGAGCGAATTAGGCTAACTAAGGCAGCCGCAGCCGCAGAAATAAAGTCTTTTGAAGTTCAGTTTATTGCAAATATTAAAAATGAAAAAGAATTAGCCGCTGCAAAAATTCAAATAAATGCTAAATTAATAGCAGATTTAAAGAAGCTACGGGAGAAAGGCACTGTAGAAGAAAATAATACAACACTAAAAAAAGAAAAGGAATTACAAGAAGACATTATAAGACAAGAACGATTCTTAGCAGGTGAAAAAATAGATTTACAAGAAGAGCAGGCACAAGCAGAAAAGAAAAGGTTAAAAGAAAGGATTGATTTGTTAGAAAAGGATTCTATCGAACGGCTTGAGTTAGAAAAGCAATATAACACCCTATTGATTGTCGAGGCAGAGAAAGCTAAAAAGAAAGCTGAAGCTGCAGAAGCAAAAAAGAAAAAAGAAAGAGAAGATTTAATTAATTCTACTACTGATGAGTTTTTAAAGGGTCTAAAGAAGCAAAACGAGGCCGAAAACGCAAGCAGGGACGCCGCAATAGAGAAGCAAGAGACGGCTTTATCAGTGCAAGAAGAGAGGGCAAAGAAAGGATTAACAAATACATTAGCATTTGAACAGGAACAACTTGATAAAGCTAACCTAGAGAGACAAAGAGAACTCGAAAGGCAAGCCAAACAGCAAGAGATTATAGCATTAGTACAGGCTTATTTAAACCAATTTCAAGAACTATCTAAAACAGAGCCAGACACGGCAGCATTTAAAGCATTTACGAACACATTATTAGCTAAATCGGTGGCTAAAGGATTAACGGGATTTATTGAAGGAACGGAGCTAGTTGAACGAGATATGAACGGCAGTAAATTTAGCAGTGGCCAAGATGGCTACATAGCTAAATTCGATGGTAAAGAGCGAATACTAAACCCCGCACAAAACATGGCTTTACCTAAAGGAATGACCAACGCCGAACTCGTACAAGCGGCACAAGACTATTCTAAGGGCAATACATGGGGATTTATGCCAACCGTAGCAAATACGACCGACTCAGGCGCCACAACAAAGGCAATAATTGCAAGTAATAACAAAGTTATTAAGGCAATAGAAAACAACGCGTCGTCGATGAGTGTAGACTCGGAGGGGTTAATGCATTTAGTCGAGAAACGAGTGAGTAGAGGCAAAAAGGAAATAATACATTTTATCAATAAGAAGTATAAAATGTTACCTAAATAATGAAGTTAGTATATACCATAAATGACGGAGCGGTAGAGCGCCCAATCAATTCGGAAGCGGTCGACATAGAGCTTAATTACGACGGATCGGACCCAGACAACGCGGGAACGGTCTCTCTGTTAAATTTTGATTTTTCTATCGACGCGGCCAAAATAATAAACGAATATTTTGCGGGAGGACTAACGGGAGGCCCTGGAGTCTTTGAGGGTTTACCGTTTAAATTGAATTTGGAAGAGGGTTCCGAGTCTTTGGAATTAATACGGGGCTATATTGATCTAACAAACTCAGAGGTAAATTTTAAATGTGACAGAATCGAGGCTTTTGTAAAAGAGGCGGGTTCAAAAACATGGCTCGAAGATGGCGCTCAAGATTCTTTTAATTATGAGTTTTTAGAAGTTCAAAAAGGGACAATCACGTCGGACGATTATATTTTCATACCTTACGTTGTGGCAGCAATACCAAACAATAAGGAAATAGCTATTTTATTATTAATGACTTTTAGCGTCTCAATATCATTGAGGGATGCTATTCTAAAGGTTCAAGAGGCCGTCGTCGAGTTGTTAGGTGGTCCCGCGTCCGTATTTCGTGCAATTATTAAACTCGTCTTCGTTCTTTCTTACTTAGTTATATTAATAATAACGATTGTTAATCTTATTAGAGACATAATTAATCAAATTATACAGCCTGTAAAGTACCACGCTTGTATGAGGCTGCAAACTTTACTCGAGAAAGGCGCTGAACAGTTGGGGCAAAAGTTCGAAAGCTCTGTTTTTCTCGATCCTGTTTGGCGTGATATGGTTGTTTTGCCAGCCAAATACTCAAACCCACCAGAAAACGACGAGACCAATATTCTAGGATTTACTAAACCCAACCCAATTATACAGAAAGGGTATTATAACGGTACTTTCGGGCAGTTAATGCGATCCTTTGAGGTATTAATAAATGGAAAGAAGTTTGTCGGGGATGGAGTTATCCGAATAGAGCGCCGCGACTTTAACCCCTCGGCGGCAAACTTTAAGATTCCAGACGTCGAAATAAAAGGCTTTGGGGTCAATGCCGATGAATTAAGGGCAAACACTCTATTAAAATTTACAACAGATTTACAAGACGTCAACACAATAGACAACTACGAGGGTAACGTCTGCCAAGTTATTACGGAGCCGATAGGCGTTACGAACCCTGGCATGGTTTTAATGTCTGGACTCTCTACCATAAACAGCGAATTTGCTCGAGGTATTCCTAAAGAATCTTACACTAAACCAGAGCAGTTTATTTTAAATGTAATCAAACCAATTGATAAACTAATCGGCGCTTTATCGGACGCGGCGGCAAAGGTTAAAATCAAGATAAACAAAACAAACCTTTCTAACTTAATCGAAAAGCGGCTCAGAATGCTACTACTTACTAATGATCATTTTTCAGTCCCTAAATTGATGAGTCTTAATATTTCACCAAACGCGGAAGGAAACAAACTAAAAGACGAGAACGCGAATAGGGTTAATATGGGAGACATTTACGACAGATATTACAGTATAGACAGCTTTGCACCAACGGCAGACAATCCAAACGCGAACCAATACAAAAGATACAAAGCGCCCGCGTTTAATTTATGTTTTGAGGACTTTAAAACTATTATTAAAAGTAATGTTATCTTTGACCAAGAGGACAGAATCGGAGAGTTGACAAAATTGACTTTAAACATAGAGAGCGAACAAGCTAAAGACGTAGAGTTTAAAATCAATGAAGTGTATACAAACAATTTAAAAGATAAGAAAATCGTTTCGGATGGGATCGGATAACAAAGCATTGAACGACCTAAAGGCAGCACTTGAGGGACTCGTCCCCGCTATAAAAAAGCTCAATAGTATAGATTTAGACGGGGCGCTTATGGGCAACCTTTCAAAAGAAGACCGCGCCAAGGTCGAAGAGTTCAAAAAGACGTCGGACGTAGTAAAAGAGGCGGAGGCGATGGCCGCAAAGTTTAATTCTAGTAAATGGAATTTATGAGTATAATAATTACAGGCTTTAGAGTGAGCGATCGTATTTACGGTCCAAGCGATACGACGCCCTATTTAGCAGACAATAGAAATTCAAGACCGCTCATCGAGGTTGATTTTAGGGTGGAGAATTTCGTTCTGGCGACCACAAACGACCCAGACGACGGAATTATTCTAGAGAAAAACCCACCTATTGAAAAAATAAATACTTTCCCTAGTATAAGACATTTATACACCAATAAGACTGATGGGTTCGCAGATTTCAAGGTCGGCGACGAGTTGACCCTTGTAAATGTGGCGCCAAATCCGACGGAAGTTAAAACAATTGTCGAGATAATTAGTCCTAATTTAATATTAGTGGATTCTGATTTCGGTGGCGCGGGTATTATGGCCGCTACGTCGGTGGCTTATATATCCGATTCTATAACCTCCACAGAATATTACTACGGCCTAGTTGACAACGATGCTTCAATTAGCTTTATTTCACCAGTAGACGGAGACACCCAAAGAGCAGCAATAACGGGAATATTAAACAGCAATACAGCGTATCAATTCGCACAACTTAAAGGGCAAAAATCTTGGCAGTTTGGAAGTATTGAAGTAAAAGGGGACAACGCAGGAACGGGAGGCGAAACGGGCGTATCTCAGGCCTTTACAATTAAACATAATGCAATTATTTCGCCGCTTATGTTAGTCGATCAATACGATGATATTAAGGCAGGAATACAGACGGACGAATATATCGGAGGAAACTCTCCTAAATACGTTTTCGAAGTCCGGGCTTCGACAGAATTGAATGACCCGTCTCAAACATTAATCGCGGAAAGTTCTGAAATCCTTGGAAACGTTGGCGGCTTTGGCGAAAATCTTAACGGAGGTGAGCCTTTTTATTCGGTTGAAAACCTACAATATAAGAGACTCGACGACACTATAAACACTTCGCTAGAGTTAACAGCCACCGAGACAAAAATACAATTTGATTTAGTTAATACGGAAAACTCACCTTTTTCCAATGGGAATACAAAATTTATTTTAGGGTTTAATTACGCCCCCGCCGATAAAGCACAGTATCGAGACAACGCGCTTGCTAATTCCAATACAATGGATTACAACTTTCTTTTTGACGACGTTGTAAGCACTTTAGGAGCAGCAAGCGGAACTCCAGAGAAAGACGGGACTGACGAGTCAATTATTAAGAGTCTTATAGTAACCTTTGTTGATGCTACTCGTGTAAGTGTTGAAATTAGGATTGAAATAGCAGCGGCGGCGCTTGCTAGAATTGCAGCAAACCCTACTCAAAGGTTTATGATGTACATAGAGACGGGTAACCACACTTTAACAAGGGCAAACTCGGACAAAGAGCAGACACTTATAGACGCGAATGACTTTTTTATTGATAATTCAGATCCGACAATGTTCGAAATAAATCAATACTTTTTAACACACCCGTTCAGCGACTTAGACACGGAGGCCGTACAGTTTCCAGACGGTCGAATCGTTGACGATTTGCTCGGATTTAGCAATATATCATTTGATAAAAACACAAGGGAGACGGACGAGATAATTTTCACGGGCGTAAGTGGTCAACTAATCGCAAGAAAATCTACGGGCGCGTCTTTTGTTCTCGATTCCAGAACTTTCGAGCTTTCAAATATTAAGATAATTGAAAACGCGACTTTCGGAGGAATACCAAACCCAAATATTAACACCGATAGAGGGTTCAAGACACCCGCCGACGAGAATAGGGCAAATATTAAATTTTTCAGACGTTACGCGGAAGACTCGGCGGGCTTTTTCGAGTATCGTTTTCAATATCCTTTTATCATACGTTGGGAGGACTTCGTATCATTGCCAACAGCAAACGACGAAATGTTTGACCCCGACGAAGCGAATGACGGATTAAATCAAAATTGGATTAGGATAGACACTTTCTCAGATTGGAATATCTACTTTAGAACGACGCTCTCAGCTACTAAAAACGGAAACCCATTGACGTATTATTCGGATAGTTTAGTTTTGACTTATGACTATGACGAGGGTCCAGAATGGAGCGGTAACGTACTTCGAACATACGACGAAAACGACAATTTGATCGCGTCGAGCGGTTCGCCTGTTGTTATTAAATATGCAGACGGAAGGGTAGAAGCTGAATTTAATTTTGTGGGCGCCACAACTCCAAGTATTAGCGATCTTGTTATCGTTTTAAAGATAGATGTATTTGAAGAGGGAACATTCAAGGGGACTTATTGGTTATCGAGTGCATACGACGCGCACCATTCGACTTGGTGGTATAGTGTAGATTCTAGTAATCGCGTTGTAATAACAAATCCAAGTGCTAACAAATTTATCGGAGAGGCTAAACTTTCAGGCGCTAAATTGCCAAAGAAGCCAAGGTTTAAGATAACGCCGAGAATTTACGATATAAGAGAAGCCGAACCACCGGGGCCTCCTGACGTACCTAAACTAATGGAAGACGGAACGCCGAAAATAATGGACGGCTCAACCAATTTTAAACTAATGGAATAAATAATTAACTTTGTAATATGGCAACAACAGGAAGAATAAGCGACTACGATGATGAACTACTAGTCCCCCCCGCCGATGATGACTTACTAGATATATCGGTTTTAGTATCTACAGGCCCCGACGTTCGGGTATCAACAAAAATGCGATACGCCGAAATTAAAGTATCGTCTTCACCCATAGCTAATGATATAATTGCTATAGGTAACGCAGCGGGGACAGGAATAGAAGCAAGTACGGGAAAAGCGGGAGCAGTCTCAGGGTATCCAGACGATTTTGCAATAGCGCATGAGGATTTTTTCAACGATTCAGAATTTTTAGCATATCAAGCCCAGAACGGAATAAGTTATATATCGTGCAAAACAGGTGAATCCGTTAGGTTTTCCGTAGGTTTAGACAATAAAATGACTATAATCGACTCTGGAGTACAAATGAGCGTAGTAGGTAGCGAAAATGTTACTATCGGCGTTAGTTTGCTCGCTGGATTGGGGGCTAAACTAGAAGTTAGAGGCGACGACGATGACGACGCTACCCCTGTAGTTATTTTATCAAATTTCTCTGGAGGTAATTTGTTCCAAGTTACGGCTGCGGGAACGGTAACGCTTTTAAATGGTACAGGAATAAACGAATTTTCAACTGACGGAACACTCGCGGGAGACTCAGACGACGCAGTACCAACAGAAAAAGCGGTTAAGACTTATGTTGATGCTCAATCGGGCGGTGGATGGTTAGGCTCTGAAACTAGAATAAAAATAGCTCCTTGGGATATAGTTTCGTATAACGATAAAGACGGCGTTTCTATACAAGACGATGGGGGTGTAGTAAATGATGCTGCTGCTAAGATTACTACAATGGTAACAGGTGTTTTTATCCCTACAGGTTACAGGGCTACAGCTTTTAAAATTAATGCGAGCGCAAATATAGCCGTAGAGTTGTTCGAAAGTCAGGTATGGGACTCAACGGCAGTATCAAAAGGCTCAGGCAATGCAAATACGGAAATAAACATAACAAACGTAAACTCTACGGCTACAAATTATCTCTCCATAATTATAGTAGAGGCAGGTAATGATATTTATGGAGGTTACATCACAATAGAAAAAATATAATGCAACAAACTTACCCACATTTAAAAAGTCAGTGCTGTAGACTGAAAACTCAAGTACCTGAAAATACATTACAAAAAATAATAGATAACGCCGAGTTAAATAATTCAGATATTTACCCCGCGCAAGATACAGGAAACTTTATGCAGTTTGATATGACTAACGAGGCGGAGGGATACCCGTGTGTTCATTTAGGTGAAGAGGGTTGTACTATACACCCTCAACGCCCTGCTCAATGTGCTTCTTTTCCTTTAACGGAAAAAAGCATAGATTTTTGCACGGGTTGTAGCTATACATTTGATGCGAATGAGAACAGGTCAGGCTCTTGTAATGGTTGTAATGTAGTATAATGGCAGGAGAAAGAGGCGACGTATTTACAGTTACAGCGTTAAGCATAAACAACCCAGTCGGATTAATTCCAGACGCGGGAACATTTGAGGCTCCAGATAAAAACGATTGTTGTTTTACTTTGACAGCACTAGCGGACGTTAGTACCGATGAGGCCATTAAGAACGATTTTTGGCGCTTCCACAAAGGATATGAAATAAGTACGACAGATGTAGACATGTTATTAATTAAGCCTTTCGACTCGTCTTTTATTCCTATTGCTTTGACTGATGACACCTATGGCACTTTTCACGAATTTGGTTATTTCGTAGACGGAGACGGGCGGTCTTATATTAGCTACGAATTAGACTTTAAAAAGGTTTTGACGGTATTAGGGGCGGGAACGTACCAAATAAAAACCGTTGAAACTATGATCGTCGGGTCGGATCTTAATACGTTCGACTTCGCTTTTTGTGTTGCTCAATACACGGCCAAAAGAGCAGACAAGACGGTACGTTTGCAGTTCTTGAATACTGGCACGATAACAGACAGATATAACGAAGGTGAAACGGTTTCTTTTCCGACTGCCTTTAATAGTCAAATAAGAGTAAACGGATTTTTTGGTAAAGATAATTCCGAGTATGTTGTTGAGCGAACGAAATACAACAATAAAAAGTTGATCGACATATCAAACAAGCGAGTGTCTAAATACTCGCTAAGTGTTCGACAAGTTCCTCAATACGTCCATGACTTTATATCTATAAACGTTCTACAGGCCGAACAAATAGAAATAAGCGACTATAATAGAAACAACTCTAAACGCCATATTAACACGGCTGTAAGTAATCCAGGAGCTTACAACCCGGAAGACAATGAAATTAACTTACTTAAAAGTGCAACCGTAGAACTTGAGTCGAGATACGACACAGGTACTAAAGAATTTTGTTAAACATTAAAAAATAAATATTATGCCAAAAGGTGGAAAAGGTGGAAAAGGCGGAAAAGGCGGAAAAGGTGGAAAAGGTGGAACAACTAACGGAAGGCCGAACGAAAGGCCGAAGGGTTAATGAAAAAGGCCGTTTATTTTCTTCTTATTTATCATTCTGTTATGCGAGGAGTAACTAATTATTATAATAATGATAGCCTTTATTATGTAATGGATGCCGTATTAATTGGTTGCGTTGGAGGTTATATGTATTATTATTCCGAAAAAAATATAGTATCTAATTTATCGCTAATCCTTATATTATTATTAGCTATTAATCAGATTACAAACGTCTTTTACATGCTTTACCAAAACGTTTCTTACAATAATTATTTACCATATTTTATGGTGGCCGTAATATTTTTAGATATATACGTATATTTAAATAAAAAAATAAAAAAATTATTAGAACTATAA